AACCGGAAACACGCATTACGGTGACGGAACCTTTGTAGCTCAGAGATTTACGGCGTCACAGTCGGGGAAAATTACAGGTGTAAAGTTTGCTGTTGCTGGCGCTGATTTTGGCAGCGGTTGTGAAATCCGAATTGAAACATCTGACGGAACGACAACGCCAACAGGGACGCTGGTAAATTCAGCAGCGGTTCTTACAACGTCTGCAAGAGCGCAAGCCTCTGCAACAACTTTCTATCAAGAGGATTTCACAACGCCTTTTGATGTTGTCGCGGGGACCGTTTATTGGATTGTTGTAAGTCGAAATGGAACAGAAACTTTTGGCCTTTACCGGATAACTTCTGGAGCCGTCACAGGCACCGGAGCCGTTGATGCTGGCACCTTTCAAGCAGACTACGAAATGAGCATCAAGGCACTTATTAAACCCGGTGATTCTGTTAATCAAACATTTACGTCAACAAGCGGCGGCTATTACAACGGCTTTTCGACAAGTGTGGTGGCGCAGGGTACTGGCACGGCAATCGGAAATGCCACTGAATATGGTGGTTTGGCTAGTGCGTTCGACGGCAATCTTTCGCAAGCATGGACAGCGTCAGCGTCACCTGCATCACCATATATCGATACTTTTATTGGAAAAGACTGGGGCTCCGGTAACACTAAAATTATAAAAAGCGTTAAAGTTTATTCATCGTCTACCCACAACATTAGTGGCGGCGGCTCGGACACAGCAACCTTCACCATCCAAGGATCGACGGATAATTTTTCAAGTAGCACCGTCGATCTCGGTACAGGAAATTTGACAATCGGTGCCGGTGGAAACGCAACGCTGTCAGCTACCGATTTAAGCACAGCATATCGCTATCATCGTATCCATGTAGAGCGTACGACAGCCTCTGGCGTTGTGGGCGTGGCCGAATTAATTTTTACTGAACAAACCATGTTGGACGTTACACTTATTTCCAACGCTTTTACGGCAACATCTGCACCATCCAAAACCGTACTTGGGTTGCAAACTGTCGAAAGTGATACGGTTACTATCAACACCGATCTAAAAGGATTTGTAAGCCGGGACGGTGGTGCCAATTACACCGAAGTGACGCTTGCTCTCAAAACTACCCTCGGCCAGACCGGAACTAAATACTACGAATGTGTGGAGACGACACTGACCTCAACAAGTGGGTCATCGATGGTGTGGAAAATCACAACACACAACAACAAAAACGTACAGATTCACGGCGTTGCATTGAGTTGGAGTTAATAAAATGAGTGTGACAATAAACGGCAGCGGCACGATAACATCCTCGACCGGCACATTGGGTTTTGGTGATGAGAACTTAACGACAACCGGAAACCTGACCGGCACATTGACGGATGATCTCCCGGCGATATCTGGAGCAAACCTAACCGCGCTGAATGCCAACAATCTGGCGAGCGGAACAGTTCCAGCGGCGAGGCTTGGATCAGGAACGGCGTCCTCGTCAACGATCCTTTACGGAAACAATACGTGGGGAGCGGCTCCTGCGGCGGGTCTGACGCTTATTACAACCGTGACGGCATCGAGCAGCGCAACCATCGACGTTAATTCAACGCTCACCGACACGTACAAAAACTATTTGATTACGTTTGAAAATATCACGCCAGCAACTAACAACGTGGCATTGCAAATGTTGTTCTCTACCGACAACGGCAGCAGTTACGTTACCAGCAATTACCAATATGTTTATAAATCTTTTTACGCGGGGCCATCCGGTGACGGGAACTCTGAGTCTACCGGAAACTCGTACATCAGTGTCGTAAATAGCGGTCACAATAACGCCGCAGACGGTGGCACAATTGGGAACATGTGGGTGGTCTCACCAACAAATTCCGCAGTGCGAACCAGTTATCTCTGGGATTTAAATAGCCGTATGGGCGACGGGTCCAATTACCACCAGCGGTTGGTCGGCTCTGGATTTGTCGGTGCTACCGCAGATAATGATGCCTTCCAGTTTAAATTTTCAAGCGGAAACGTCGCAAGCGGCGTTGTGCGCGTGTACGGCATAGCAAACGATTAGGAGTAGATGATGGCTAGATTTAAAACAGTTGCGACTCCTGACGGACAGTCTCAAGTCGAAATAACAGGCGATGAGCTTGCTGCGCTAGAGGCTTCGGAATCGGAATTTGAAGCGGGCCGAGTTGACCGGGCTATGCAAGTAATGCGCGACCAGCGAAACGCGAAACTCGCTGAAACCGATTGGTGGTCGTTTGCCGACAGTCCAGCGATGACCGATGCACAGACATCGTACCGGCAAGCGCTTCGCAATCTGCCAGCATCAGTGCCAACGCCTCCAGTTGCCGACATCGAGGCGATGAAAAGCTGGCCGGTGTGGCCTGACACGCCTGAGTGATGGAACTGGACGCAAGGCTCCTTATAACTCTTGGTGGAATGTTAATTAGTGTCATAACTTCATTCATAGTTACCCGGCAAAAGTGCATAGAGTTGGAAGAAGATTCCAAACAAATGCAGAAGAACATTGCAGAACTGTTCGACAACTTAGAGAAAAACAACATTTCTACGCAAGTCGCGGAGAACAAAGTCGGTGTTCTAACTACCATACTTTCACCAGAAAACCGTGAGAAACTTCACCGTTCTTTGGAAAGAATGGCTACACAAGTAGAGCAAAATCGAAAAGATTTAGACAAAATTTTGGCTATGCATAATGGTCGCCATCCCTCTGTAAGCAAGGATAATTAAACAATGGGTGTTATACAAAAGTTCCTCGTTATCTTAATACTAATGCATCCAGACGGTTCCCTTACTTACGAAAAAACTATTGTTGATGGCGGATGTCCACCTCCAGAACTTATAATGATGAACATGAATGCACGTCAGAAAAGAGGTGAGTTTGTGTCTTGGGATGGTAGTTGTTTACCTTTGGTTTTTAAGAAAGGCGTTGGAGTATGATAGGTATTTTAGGACCAATCCTAGGCAAGCTTGGTGGAGAACTTATTGATAATTTGTTTGAAACAGAAGAAGAAAAAGCTAACGCCAAGTCAAAATTAGTTAACCTCGATCTAAGAAGATACGAGATACAAATGTCGGCTATTGTTGCTGAAGCTAAAAGCAAAGATGGTTGGACATCTAGAGCGAGACCCTCATTTTTATATGTAATGTATGCCGTAATTATACTATGCTTTGTCGGTGGAATCATAGGAATATGGTTCCCAGATGATGTAGCAATGGCTGCTGTAAACATTCGTGACTTATTAACCGCAATTCCTGACAGTCTATGGGCGCTATTTGGCGCTGGTTATTTAGGTTACTCAGGCGCGAGAAGTTACGACAAACGACAAAACATGAAAGGTCTTAGTGACGACAAATGAAAATATTAGTTTGTTCCATATTACTGTATTTATTGTCTGGCTGTGTTCACATGGTCATCCCCGCTGTGATGTCTGAAGCAATTCAATTGCATGAGATGTCTGAAGTTAATAACCGTTTAGACAAATTGGAGAAAGCTGATGAGCAAAAGTAATCCTGTACGCTTTGGTAATCCAGTCGATCCCAAGTGTGAGAAGTGTGGTAAGCCGCGTCAGAACGACTGCCCATGCTATGCGCCTAAAGATAAATAATGTAATCAGTCCCACCACAGCAAATCGTATAGCGTCTAAGCTAGGTCCAAGAGAGTTCTGGGGATACGACATTGCTGATATTTCCCACACAATACAAAGCTTAGTACCCGTAGACTTTAGTCATCCTTCGTATTGTTGTGTTGAATCAAAACCTGACGGCCACGGCTGGCATAAAGACACAGGCAACAATGACCACATGAAATGGTGTGGCTACAGTGCGTCTGTGTTGCTTACGCCCCCCAGCAGCTTTGGTGGCGGTCAGTTCTACTTTCGCAGCGACCACAGATCGTTAGTCCACTACTTGGACTTATTAATCTTCTCGTCAGATGAAGAGCATTGCGTTCGTCCGCACACAGGCGACAGACGAGTTTTACTCATGTTCATTAAGGAGAAATAGATGCCTTACGTTAAAGGTAAGAAATACCCATACACCAAAGCCGGTAAGAAGAAAGCAGCTACTGCACGTAAGAAAGTGGGTAAGAAGAAATGAGCCAATCAGAAAAACTAAAGGAGACGCTAGGCACACGTTTGTTAGCTATTGTTGCTGACGAAGAAGAGCTTTCGCCAGCTATGGTTAGTGCAATGGTTAACTACCTTAAGCAGTTTCCACCGGCAGAGCCTGTTGAAGACTTGGCGTCCGCACGGTTCATTTCTGACAGCCTCAAGAACTATAAGAGCCAAATGCCTTTCGCTGACACAAAGGTTGTTAAACTCTCCTAATGCTGGACCCACTTCAGCTTGATGGTCGTCCACACTGGGAGACTGACATGCCGGAAGATATCCACCCGGCGTTTGAAGACTTTCGTAATTTCCTGTTTCTCGCGTGGACACACCTTGGGCTACCAAACCCAACAATTGCACAGTACGAGATTGCCCATCGATTACAGCATGGACATGACTCCACTGATTCTGAACATAAAAACGTAGACCCCAACAGTCCACGCGAGGACATCATTAGATGCTTCCGAAGTTTAGGTAAGAGCTACATCACAAGTGCCTATGCCATATGGCGTCTTATGCGAAACCCAAGAGACGAGAAGATAATGGTCGTCTCTGCCACAGGCAGTAAGTCCAAAGAGTTCGTCGCCCAGACAAAAGGTATCTTAGAGTCGATGCCGTTAGTTCAGTGGTTACTGGAAGGCCCAAGGGAAAACGGTGCAACCCGTAGAGACATGGCCGATCAGTTCGATGTAAGTAGCGCCAGTCTGTCGCAAAGTTATTCAGTGGCAGCGAGAGGCATCACAGGCCAGATCACTGGTAGCCGAGCGACACTGCTGATTGCTGATGACGTAGAGGTCGAACGTAACAGTCTGACGGAAGAGGCACGGCAGCGGATCGTCAGGATTGTACAGAATGACTTTGTGCCAATCACAAAGACTGAGTGGGGCAAGGGTGACATCATTTTCCTTGGCACACCTCAGACTGAAGAAAGTGTCTATAACGTGTTGGTCAAGGAGATGCAGTTCGACTGCTTCACGATACCCGTACGGTATCCTTCGGAAGACAAACTGGGTAACTATCTCCTGACCAACGTCAACACAGGTGAAGAGATAAACATACTGGCCCACTACCTTAGACAGCAGTACGAAGACGGTGAGATAAACTCTGGTCAGTCCACAGACACACGCTTCAACGAAGACGAACTGGTTGGCATCGAGGCCAAGGGACGTTCGGCGTTTGCCCTACAGTATATGTTGGACACCAGCTTGTCGGATGCCGAGCGTTATCCACTGAAGCAGTTCGACCTAGTGACGATGAGCTTAAGTCCGCTGAAGGCACCTCTTACAGTTCAGTGGGGGCGAGAGAATGACAAAGAAAACCTCGTCAAAGACATACCAAACATAGGTTTCTCCGGTGACCATCTCCTGCGCCCGTTGTTCATAGACAGCGAATGGGAAGCCTACGAAAGTAAAGTATTGTTCGTAGACCCCAGTGGTCGCGGCGCTGACGAAACGGCATGGGCAGTCGTTGCGGCTCTCAACGGCCTTATGTACGTGTTGCACGTCGGTGGGTTCACCGGAGACCCTACAGAAGCAATGACCCGCATAGCGATGGACTGTAAGAAGTACGACGTTAACTGTGTGGAGATAGAGCCAAATTATGGTCAGGGTATGTGGATAGCAGCCTTCAATCCGATACTAGCGAAGGTCTGGCCCGGTGGGTGTACCGTGCAGGAAAGCGAATGGGCCAA